GACGTTGCGCTCGTTGACGAAGCCAGTGCGGACGTTGACCTGAGCCTGCAGAAGGCTCGCCTCATTGAGCGAAGCGTCAACCGCGAAACGATTGGCATAAGTTGCGCCGTCAACAGGATGGGACACCGAGGCGAACGGCACGTTGTCGCCGCCGAGCCCTGGGATGACCACGGTCGCGGTATTGAGGACCGACGCCGCCTGGATTTCTTTGAACTGGGCAAAGACCTCCTGCATTTTCAGGTTGGTCGGATTGAATTGGGCCCGGTATAGATTGTCGTCGATGACCTTGCGCGTCATCGCGTAGCCAAGCCCGACCTCGAAGGCCTCGATATTCCACGCCCAGCGCTCGCCAGCTTGATTGTCGAACTGAGTGGCTGCACCCTCGCCTTTAAGGAACGGCAACCCCAAAAACGCCATCTGGGTCGAACGTTCGACGGCCATGTTCGACCGCCGAGTCTTGTAAATTTTATCCCACTGCCGCGGGATCATGTCGTATGAGCCGCGAACGTCGAATAGTCCCGGCAGGAGTTCGCTGCGAAGGGCACCAAGGGCGATAGGCATGGGTCAGTTCCCCGCTTTATATGCCGGTTAGATGCCGGTTAGATGCCGGTCAGCGACTTAGAGTCGACGTTGTTGAACGTCACGATCGCCATGTTGAAGTTCGTGTTCTGGTCGGCGCCGTTGAACTGCGTGCCGCCCAGCGCCGGGTTGCCAACGACCATGTCGTCCGAGAACAAGCGAACGATTCGGAACGGTAGCGTTGCCGTCGTCGCCGGCTGGCCGCCATTGGTGTTGGCTGAGTCAAGCAGCGAGCCGCTGATTTGGTTGACGGTGTTGCCCTGGCCAGAGCCGGCGACCGGAGCCGTCGAGCCGCCGGTAGCAATGAAAAAGCCGACGTTGTTGCCTACGCTAGTCAGCAAAATCGGGATGCCGTTCGCCTGCGCCTTGAAATACGCACCGGCCGCGTCGATGATATAACAGTCAACGTCGAACTGCGCGTCAGACCCCGGCCAATACCAAGATCTGATTTTCCTTTGCTGACTGACGCTCACATATTCGCAGCTCTCAAAAACACCGGCGACCTGCACCGTGTTCGACGACGCCTGGGCAATGTAACCGGTGCTGAGCGAGACGACCGGATCGCCGTGAAAAATCGGGTTTGTATTGCCAAGCGCGATGCGGCGCTTACGAAAGCCGTAGGACGGCGTGACGCCCTCCATATAACCGACGTGCTGGAACCCAAAGGGCGTGAGGACATTCGCCATGAGCGAGGGCTCCCTGTGTTGTCAGGGTGCGTCCTCGCCGGTCGAGCCTCCGCTCGGGTTGGACTATCAGAGGGTGGTGCTCGACCCGGCATCGTGCGGGTCGACTCGCTCGGCGCATCGCGCGCTTATGAGCGGAGGAGCCACGTCTACCTGTCACGCCGCTCGGGCAGCGCCTATCGAGGTCAGGCTGAATTGCCCTTTACCTAATCGCCCCTACGCCTGTCAAGCGCGCATGTCATACGGTTTCATAAGAGGGCGGGTCGATGTCGGCCGGCATCCGCTCAATGGCGCGCTTCGCCGTCAGCCTCGTGCCGCGATATCGATCGCTCCGGGCGCCCGGCAATCCCTTCGGCTCGAACTGCTCATTGCGGACCCGAATGAGGTCATCCGCCTTGCGCCGATCGTGATCTTCGGCATCGAGACTCAGCACCTTGGCCCGTTCCATGAGCATCAGCCCGTCGATCACGATCGCCGCGTCGCCTGCGCTCGCAGGCGCGAACCGGCCAGGATAGCGTGATGCCGGGACCATCTCCCAGCCGTTGGCCAAATAACTGTTCATATGGCCGAAATCCCGGCCAATGACGTTCAGGTCCTTCCAGTTGTAATCCCATCCATCCGGGATTTCATCACGGTCAATGTGGAACTTGTCCATCCCATCCGACTGGGTGCGGCTGACCACCTGACCGGCGCGGTTGAGAGCGGTGACCCGCCGCGGTTCAACGCGAGACTCGACCCTCGTGGGACCACGGTAGGCAGGCGCCACCTTGCCGTCCTTACCGATCAGCCCCGTCTGGCGCAGCACGCTGAGCATGCGCTCCTCGATCGAGGTCTCCTTCTGCGCCGGCTTCGGTGCCGGCGCGGGCCTCTTACGAGGACGCTTGGCCTTAGCCAACTCCGCCCGCCGCGCCGCCGCCTGCGCGCGCGTCAGCCCCTGCGGAGGCATAGCTGCCGCGTTCTCCGGCCCACCGTCGCCGATGACCTTCGCCGCCTGCGCGGACTCCGGCGGAGCCGTCGCATTGCCGTCGATGTCCAGTCCCTCACGTTGCACCGCCTCACGAGCTTCTTGCTTCGCCACCTTGGCGGCCCGAAGCGCTGACATCTTTTCGTCCATTGTCATAGTCATCGCAGCACCTACGCATAGGGCGTGTTGTAACGCCCTTCCTTCATCATGATCGCCTTACGCCGGGCGTACTCCCGGACACCGATCGGATCGCCCTTCTTGAACTTCTTGTCAGGATCGTCGTAGTTCCAAACGAGCGTGCCATCCGTCGCCCGCGCTTGCTCGGCCTCGTTCAGCGACACCCTGTTGTTGTCGCCGCCCCCACTGCCGTTGCCAGTGGTGCCGCGCGATACGGGCGCCGATACCGGCATGCGCCTCTCCTCTTGCTGCTGCTTGCGGCCGCGATCGTCATCGGTGCCGCTCCCGTCATTGGTGTGGCCGAGCTTCTCGTCGAGAAACCGATAATAGGCATCGCTGTCGAACACATAACCGTCGGCCTGGGCAAAATGATGGGCCCGCATCAGCAACGCGCGCTTGTTGTCGTCCTTGACGTATTCCGGATGATCGCGAATCCAGCGCTCGGCGCGCGGCGGCAGCCGCATGTTACGTACATGGGTGTCGAACGCTTCCTGTTCGGTCGGCTGAACATCATTTCTCGGAGGAGTCCTTTTCGCTGCCGCCTCTTCGTCCTCCAGCGCCTGCTTGCCGGCATTGAGCTGGTGGAGTTGCGCCGCCGCCTCCGCCATCATCCGCTGCGCTTTCGCTGCGTCCATAGCCTTGCCAGCATCGAACGCCGCCGCATAGGCCGCCTCTGCGCTGTCGAGCGCCGCTGTCGTCGTCGCGATCGCGTTGTCGAGCGCCACCCGCTGCGAACCGGCGCTGTCCTTGCGCGCTGCATCGGCGTCGGCACGAGCTTGCGTCGCGGCCGCGCGTTCTCGGCGTTCGCGCTCTTCCGCTTGCCGCCGGCCATCCGTCTCAGCCTGGACACGCTTGCGATCGTCTTCGCGCTCACGCGTCAGCGTCGCAATCTGGTCCTGCAGCGCCTTCAGGCCTTCGGGCGGGCTAGACTCCTTCGGGCGCGGCGCCTCGTTGCTGTCCGTCACAAAGTCGTCGGCCGGAATCGTGAACGTCATCTCAGGCATGAGCCGTCACCATACGTAATCGGGGCTCGGTATCCGCATGCGGATGTCTTTTTCGGTCATCACGCGACATAAGACATGATCCTTGGGGCCATCACCACGAACCAGCGTGATGGGCCACCCGTCGCTGGCGCGAAACACGATCCAATCACCGACATTGACGCTCATGCCGGCGAAATCCGTGTCATCGCCCGGAACAAAAGCACTCGGCCCCTTACCGATAACGAGACCGACCTTGCCTTGATATTCGTCCTCCTTTCGCGTCGAGTCGGTCAGCTCGAACTCTTTGCCGCCGAGCATGACCGTTTTAGGCCGCAGATAGATCGCTACCATAACCGCGTTATGGAACAGCTCATGGTCCGAAATGTCGCCGACCTGCTTCATCAGGTCCTCGCGCGGGTCGGTCTTATGGACGGCACGGAGCGCGGGCATCAGGACGGATTTCCTGCAGTTGCGGCCGCCGCTGTTGCTGCTGCTTCTGCCTTGGCGGCTTGCCCTTTTTGGTAGGGCATCCATTCGCAATACGACAGCGCGGTCTTGGTGCTATCCGAATTGATGACAAAGGGCGGCTCATCGCCGTCCTGTATGATCTTGACGCCTTGGGCCCCCAGCACAGGCTCGCCGGCCGGCCCAATCACCATCACATTGACGGCGCCGTCCTCATTGACGTGGGCGACATGGGCCGCGAACGGCGGCTTGTGTGCCTTGAATATGCTCGGATGAAAGTCCGGGCCGGGCGTGAACCATACGACCCGCCCAACAGTCGGCTCAATTGTGCTCATGCTTTCTCCTCTTTCTCCTCTTTGGGATGGCGACCAACGCGGGCCGCAATGTCGTCGAAAGACTCCCCCTCCGTGACGACGCCGGAGACCGAGCGCATCAATGCGATCTCGTGCAGCACCTTTTCGAGCAATCGGCGTGATACGAACACCTCGTCACCGGCAGGCGCCTGTGCCAACACGTCTTGCAGCTCGTCCTCAATTAGTTTCATGCAACGTTTCTTTCCCGTGGGTCAGGATGCGACAACGACTTTTGCGTGGCGTCCATCAAGTCGATCACATAGGTCAGTGCCTTCATAAACTCGACTTGTCCACGGTACTCGGCGAGGTCCTGGGCCTTGCCATCAAGCAGCACAGCCGTCCGGCGGATTCTCTCCGCCTCGATCTTGCCGTAGAGACGCCGCGCGAACGTGCCGTCGAAGTTATTCATTACGGCGCAGCTCCGCGTGAGGCCATATGAGCCTTCTCCAGCCGGCCGACGCCTGACTTCGAGCCAGCCCTCATATGCGGCACTTTAGGCGAGACCTGTTTCTGCCCGTAAGCTACGATGCCGCTCCCCGTCACAGGCGCCGACATTGGCTTCGCCGGCTTTTGTCCATAGGGCACGATCGGGCCACCTCGGGCCCTGGTGATGACCGGCCCGCGCCCGATGTCCTTGCCGTCCGTCTTGCCATCGGTATGCGCAACCCGTGTCTTGCGCTTCTCGCCCTCTCGCCATCCAGGCGGCTGCTTCGGCATCTTGTCCCCAGGACCTTGATCGCGAACACCGTGATCGCGAACACCGACGCGCCCGCCTTTAGCTCGAACCGGCACAGGGGGACCGCCAGGAGGAAGCATCGGCGGACGCATCGGCATCGGTGGACCTCCGGCCGGCAAACCAGGAGGCGCCGCCGCCACAGGCGCAGGCATAGGCGCGGGCGGCGGCAAGTTGGGAGCTGGTCCGAGCCCCTGGGAGAGTCCTGGATGTCCCATGGATATGTTGACGGTGGTGTGACCCTTCTTGCCCCCAGCACGCCCACCACGGGCCCGCTTAAGCGCCCCAGGCTTGACCATGCCCTTGATCATAGCGCGGTCCTCGGCCTCGTCACCGTGCTCCGCCCGGCCACCACGGGCCCGTCTGGCGCGATCCATCCGGTGTTTAGCGCGCTTGCCGTCGGCATGACCGCCGCGCTTGAGGTGCGCCTTGGCCGTCAGCTTGCGGTGCATCTTGTCCGAGGCAACCTCGCGGTCGCTCTCGTGGCTCGCATCCTCCTCGCCGGAGGGAACGCCACCACCACTGGCATACTTGAGCTTGCCCCCGGCAAGACGGCGGGCACGATCGTGCTCGACTTTATGCGCGCGATGCGCGTGGAATTGATGCGCCATAGTCTGCCATCTCCATTCGACAGTACGATGATAGGCGTGCGGACCAGACTCCCCTAAAACGTGGCGGGTACGGTCTCGCTTGATCATTGCTGAGGCCCTGGCGGCTGGCTCGCTGCGTGAACATCCATCACCGCTTCGTGCGCTGCCTGTGTAGCATCGAGCGCATGCTGGCGCAACGCAAGGTCGTGGCCTGCCATATCCATCGCCTGCTTATGCTGCTGGCCGACAAAATCCATCTGCTGCCCGGCGAGTTCCATCTCGTGCTCACGCTGCGCCGTGCCAACGTCGTTGGCATGAATGACCAATTCGCGGGCGAGGTCGGTGTCCGCGATCTTTTCCTTACTCTGCCGGTCGAGCGCCTTACTCGCCATGTCCTGCTGCTTGCCCTGCGCGTCGACGGCGGCCTGCTGCGCCTTAGTCTGAGCATCCTTGAGCTTGGCCTGCGCGATAAGGTCCTGCGGGCTCGGCTGCGGCTGGGCATTCGGGTCGGGCGGCGGCGCAAGGTACTTCTCCGGCCGCGCATCGCCGAGCACACGTAGCGCCTCGCGGTAGACCTCCATCAGATTGAACACACCAGGGGGAGCCCCCTGGGCGAGCTGCAGACGGGCGACCGCCTTCATGATGCGATGGAAATGACTCGGCGTGTTCGGGTCAGCCTTCGGCACGAGGTCATAGTCGTCGAGCGCCTGCAGCAGCTTGGCGCGGTCCCATGTCGTCGTCATCTGCTTGCCGCGGCGCTGGCGCTGAAATCGCCAAAGCGCCTCCGGGTCCTCGCGAAACCGCTCGACCAGCAGCTGGAACTCTTCACTCTGTGCCTGATGCATCCCTTTATGGGCGGCAGACTCGACCTTCGTCGCTTGCTCGATCAGGGCCAAGGTTGTGCCCACCGGAGCATCCTGCTTGCCCTCGCCGATCGGCAAGTCCGCCGTGCCGCCGAGCTTTTGGGCGTAGCCGCGCGTCATCCCAATGACCTGAACGAAGCCCGGCGTCACGTCCTTGTACGGAAATGGCATGATCACCTTGCGAATATCGTCCACGCTGCCAAGGTCAATCGGGACGAACTGGCCGGCACCGGCAACAATTTGATTGGAGTCCTGCTTAGCGGCTGGTGATTTGGCCGCGACCCCACCAGGGAAATTGGCCATCTGCCCGCAGTCGATCGCCTCGCGCAACATGGCGGTGCAAGCATTCGTCAGGTTGCCGATCAAGTGCAACATGCCGATGCCGTAAAAGCCGAGCCATGTCACGAAATCCCACACGACGTAACGGCGCCGGATCGTGCAATATTCGTCGTCCTCGTCCCAATTGCGATTGACCGCCAGGATGCGCCGGCTGTCCTTCTCGATGGTCACAAGATAAGGCAGCGGCACGCCCTTGCCCTTGAGCGCAAAGGTTTCTGGCTCCAGGTCCGGCAGATCACGATCGCAGCAAACTTCGTACAACGTATAAGGCTGATCCTCGGGGCGCGTCTGGTCCTTGCGCACCCCTTGGATGTCCTCGATCTTGCCTGTGACAGGATCGGTCGTCCCAACTGGTTGCGGCGCCGCGACATCGCGATAGTGCCCCATCGCCACCATGCGCCGGAAGGTAGCTTGCCGCATCTCGACGATATGCGTGACGCGATCGGCATTGAGAATGTCGGTGGCCGCGTTGGAGACCAAGAAGTTCTGCGCCTCGATACTCTCGGAGACCGGCCGGCGCCTTAAGGGGCAATTGTAGACCTTCTTCACACCGAACCCGCCAAAATACACCCAGGCCAGCATGCGTTTTGTGTCGGGGTAATATTCCGTCGCGATCTGCGTCAAGTAATGGTTGAAATCCTTTTCCAGTACGTCAGCGAGATCGTCACGCGGATCGTCGCCCGTGTCCTCGATCTTGACTGG